CCTGGTCTTCAAGTTTAGCTTTAGGTGCTACTGGTCAAGTTAACTGGTTATTAACTAATGGAAATACATTTTATTTAACGGGCTGTCAATTTGAGGTTGGCGTTTCGGCTACGGATTTTGATTTCCGTTCTTTTGGTGCTGAATTAACGCTTTGCCAACGTTATTTTACAAAATCATTTACTCCTCAGACAGTACCAGCAAATAGTGCAGCAGCTCCGTACGAACAAGTAGGCACTAGTTTTATTGGAGGTTATTTTGCATCGGGTTTTACACCGTTTCAAGTGACAATGAGAAGCTCTCCAACACTAACTTATTATTCCTCAGGAAATGGTACACCCTCTAATGGTGTTTGGCAAATCTATGATGGGGGTTGGGCAAACGCAAGCTCGTTGAACGGTAGTAATATTACTGTAAATGGATTTCAAAATTCTTGGGTATACAGTGGAGCAACATTAAAAAGTTCTTACTATATTTCAGGACACTTTACTGCGTCTGCGGAGTTATAAATGTATAAATTATGTAAACCAATTTGGGAAGGCGCAGAAGCATCTTCAGTATTTCGTCTTTCGGATGGTGCTTGCATACCATTTGACCCAGCCAATACCGATTACCAGCAATACTTAGCTTGGCTTGCTGAAAGTAATACCCCAGAGGCAGCCGACTAATGTTCGGGATCTCAGCCTTTGCTCAATCGCCTTTTGCTGCATTAGGTGGCAATGCGTTTCCAGTAGACGTTGCTGAGAGCTTTACCCTGTCCGATGTATACGCAGTATCTGCTGGTTTCCAAGGCTTGTACGATGAGTCGTTTGCCCTAGCAGATAGCGACGGCGGCGGGTCTACCTTTGACTTCTTTGGTACGGTTGCAGATACCTGCTCGTTCGATGACCAGTCTTTTGGTGTTGCTGATGTGCTGGTATCTCAGGCGGATTCGTTTAGTTTAGTTGACGCTTTAATAGGTAATGCTGACTTTGCAGGTGCTAATGCGGAGTCCTTTACCTTAACCGATGTATATACAGGCAACCAAGACGCTGTTGGACTAGATGCAGAAACCGCTACCTTTACTGATGTTTGGGCAGCTAATGCTAACTTCTTAGGGGCTATTGCAGAAAGCGCATCGTTCTCAGACGTTTATGCAGGCACTGCAGGGTTTGCCGCTGTTGTTGCAGAGTCGTTTGGTTTGACCGATTTATACACATCACAAGTTGATTTTAGACCTTCTATAGCTGAGCTGATGACCCTTGTGGACTCGCCAATTGCTCGTGGATGGTTTAGAATTGATGATGACCAGACTGTAACTTGGCAGGCTATAAACAACACACAAAGCGTCACTTGGTCCAATATAGGCAACGACCAAAACCCAAATTGGGTAGAAATTGATAACTATCAGGCATAGGATATAAAAAATGGCATCTACTTTTTCACCATCATTGCGCATCGAGTTAATCGGTGACGGCGACCAGTCTGGTATCTGGGGTCAAACTACCAATAACAATCTAGGCGGGTTAATAGAACAAGCTGTTTCTGGGGTTGTTACAATTACGATGACCGATGCTAACTACACCATGACTAACTTTAACGGCGTGGTAGACGAGGCTAGAAATCAAGTTTTAGTGGTTAATGGCACAAATACTGCAGTGCGCAATTTAATCGCTCCATTGGTTGAAAAGACCTATGTTGTGCAAAATAGTACTACAGGCGGTTATGCTATACAGATTATTGGTTCTAGCGGCTTAGGTGTAACAATACCAAACGGCATCGCGGCATATGTATACTGTGACGGCATTAACTTCTACAACGCAATTAGCGGTTCTGTAGGCAACTTTACAGTTAACGGCAACCTCTCAGTAACAGGCACAACTGCTTTAACTGGCGCAACAACTATAACAGGTGCTTTATCCGGTTCAACTGCTACATTCTCTGGTGCAATTTCATCGGTATCTCCTAGTTTTACTGGAACTCCAACAGCACCAACAGCAGCGGCAGGAACTAATACAACTCAGATAGCAACTACCGCTTTTGTGTTGTCTAATGGCGCTCCTACTGGTGGTTTAATTATGTGGGGTACAGGTACGGCTCCTAGTGGTTGGTTGCTTTGTACTGGCACTGCGGTGAGTAGAACTACATACGCTGCACTTTTTGCGGTGATTGGCATAACCTTTGGTGTTGGTGATGGCTCTACTACATTTAATCTACCTAACTATACAAACCGTATGCCTTATGGAACTACCGTAGGTGCTACAGGTGGCTCGGCAACTACAACTTTGATTACTGCTAATTTACCATCACACACCCACTCTATTTCAGATCCAGGCCATGCCCATACGATTGTTGACGGTCAAGTTAACACCCGTACCAATCCGTTCTTTAACTGGGTAGGAACTGGCGGCGCTTCTGTTGGTGTTAGTGGAGCAAATACTAATTCAAATACAACAGGTATTACAGCAACTGATGCAACAGGTTCTGGCACTGCAGCAACTACAATTTCACCATACCTTGGTATTAACTTCATTATCAAGACTTAATAAGGTGCAAAAAGTGATATATGTCCGATCTGTTGGGTTTGTCCGAAGGAGTAAAGGGGCTTAGTTCTGGGCTGGATTCTGCTCGTAATGCGGGCAAGTCTGTTTCTAAGCAGATTGAAAACATACAAAAAGATGCAGTAGATGTAGCCCAGCAGCAAGCGCAAGAGCGTATAAGGGCAAGACGGGAAGCAGAATTTAAAAAGGAACGAGCGCTAATTAAAGCGCTTGACGAGTGGAAGCGAAAGAAGCAAATCTCTGATGAAGAGGCTGATTTAAAGATTAAGTTTGTAAAGCAGTACGGTGCCAAAGAGTGGGATGCACTGCTTAAGATTAAGTTGGATATTGAGAACATGGAACGCAAGAACAACGAAGAGTTCCAGCATGATTTAAAGGCGGTAAGGCGGGTACAGTTTTATTGTTTTGTTGCCGCATTGGTAGTAACCCTGTGGCTAAAGTTTATTTTAGGAGCTTTTTAATGTTTCCATTAAGCGCACTACTTGATATTGGCGGCAAGATACTAGATAAGGTATTCCCAGATCCAGCGCAGGCTGAACAGGCTAAACTCAAACTACTTGAGATGCAGCAAAACGGCGAGCTGGCTAAGATTAATGCCGACACTGCAGAGCAACATGAATTGACCGCAAGGCTTCAAGCCGACATGACTAGCGATAGCTGGCTGTCTAAGAACATACGTCCTATGACGCTTGTCTTTATTTTGGTTGTTTACACTAGTTTTGCTGGTTTATCTGCTGCCGATATTGAGGTAAACAATAACTATGTAGAGCTGCTTGGTCAATGGGGTATGCTAATTATGAGCTTTTACTTTGGCGGTCGCACCCTTGAGAAGATTATGGATATGAAGGCTAAGGAAAAGAAAGAATGACGTACGACCAATTAGACGCTTTGAGTATTGACCATAAATGGTTAGGCCCATTAGAAGAAACTTTTGCTAAGTACGATATTTCTACGCCTGCCCGCCAAGCTTGTTTTATTGGTCAGTGCGCCCATGAATCTGGCAACTTTAAAACCTTGCAGGAAAACCTCAACTACAGCGCTGAAGGGTTAATGAAAACTTGGCCCAGCCGTTTTGCTACTAAAGAAATAGCGGACCAATATGCTCGTCAGCCAGCTAAAATTGCTGGCAAGGTCTACAACGGACGTTTAGGCAATACCTCTGAGGAAGAGGCTTCTATGTATCTGGGAAGAGGGTTAATTCAATTGACTGGCAGGGAGAATTATGCAAACTGCGGAACTGCTCTTGGTATTGATCTTATTGGAAATCCTACTCTTTTAATTGAACCTAAGTATGCAGCTTTAAGCGCCGGCTGGTTCTGGAATAAAAAGGGCTTAAACAGTTTGGCTGACACTGCAGATATAGAAACCATGACTAAACGCATTAACGGTGGACTTATTGGTTTAGAAGACCGAAAAGCTAAAATAGCTAAAGCACTTGCAGCACTAGGATAACCTATGCCATTACAAAAACTACAATTTAGACCGGGACTTAACCGAGAAGGAACGGATTACAGCAACGAGGGCGGTTATTTTGACTGCGACAAGGTGCGTTTTCGTTCTGGCTACCCTGAGAAAATTGGCGGCTGGATTCGCTTGTCTAACGACACGTTTTTGGGCATAGCCCGTGCGCTGTGGAACTGGGTTACTTTAAACGGCGCTAATTTACTGGGTGTCGGCACTAACCTTAAATACTATATTGAGCAGGGTGGCGACTATAACGACATTACGCCTATTCGGGTTACATTTACTAGCGCTTCTACGCCGACAACAAATAACATCATTAAAACGACTAATGGTTCTAACGTCATTACAATTGACTACGCAAACTATGGCGGTATAACGGGCGACTTTGTAACCATTTCTGGTGCTACAGCTGTAGGTGGAATACCTGCCGATCAGTTAAATAAAGAGCATCAGATTACCTATGTTGACCTAGACACCTTTACGTTTACCGTAACGAGTAACGCAACCTCAACTGCAACGGGTGGTGGCACAGCTATTACGATGGCTTTTCAAATAAACACTGGTTTGGGTACCTTTATTGTTGGTACTGGATGGGGTGCAGGGACTTGGCCTTCTTACATTAACACCACACTTACTAATCCGTTTACGGCTGCCGGTATTGGCGTTTCTGTCCTTACTGTTACTCAGTCTGCGCACGGTCTGACTTCTGGAGACTACGTTTACTTTGAAAGCATTTCTGCTGATGCCTGCGGAATAAACCGATTAGTCTTACAAAAGTCGTTTCCAGTTACCGTTACCAGCTCAAGTACTTACACAATTTCTACCGTTATTGGCAGCAATACGTACTTAACCTCATCTACTGCGGCTTCGGGTGGTACGGTTGTAGTCTCAACTCCTGTGGCTCCTGTACGGGGCTGGGGTACTGCAGCGGCTGTGGGTATTGGCCAGCAGTTACGCCTTTGGACAAACGACAACTTTGGTGAAGACCTGCTTATTGCCCCTCGTGGCGGTTCGGTCTATTACTGGGATGCGACTACCGGGATTAGCGTACGAGCGCTTTTACTTAATACCGCTTCAACCAACGCAGGTTTTGCAGGGCAGTTTGTACCCAATACAACCAATCAGATTATTGGCTCGTCAATTCAGCGTTTTGCTATTTGTTTTGGTGCTAATCCATACGACCCATTAAACGCTAATAGTCAGTTTGATCCCCTTTTAGTACGTTGGTCTGACCAAGAAAACCCGTTTGACTGGGTGCCTGCAGCAACAAACCAGTCTGGTGAATATCGCCTTAACATCGGCTCATTCATTATGTGTGCTCGTTCAACCCGCCAGGAAATCTTGGTTTGGTCTGATGCGGCTGTTTACTCTATGCAATATTTAGGACCGCCGTACGTCTGGGGCTTTCAGTTGTTGCAGGACAATGTATCCATGATGTCGCCTAACGCTTCAATTACGGTAAATAACGTAACTTACTGGATGGGTACGGATAAGTTTTTCTCATACACAGGCCGTGTAGAAACCCTGCCGTGCTCGCTGTGGCAGTTTGTCTTTGATGATATTAATAAAGACCAAGCGTTCCAAGTGTTTGCTGGGTCAAACGAGTCCTACAACGAGGTATGGTGGTTCTACTGCTCGCAAGGGTCTAACTCAGTTGATAAGTACATCATTTACAACTACCTTGAGCGGGTATGGTCGTATGGCACAATGAACAGAACGGCTTGGCTAGACTCAGGTTTGCGTCAGTTCCCAATGGCTGCCTATCCCGTAGGTAATAGAATCTTGTTCCATGAAGCAAACGTAGATGACGTATCAGGGTTAACCCCAGTACC